CTAAAGAAACAGTAGCCGGTACACGTTTTTATGATTTAAAAAGCGTAGACTCTGCTCAAAGACACCAGTTTCACGCTGTAGACTGGGACACTTTTTACCTAACAACTATAGGTGTAGATGGTGAATCTGCGCCTTTCACATCTCGCAATCTCCGTTTTGCTACTACAGAAGACTGGAAAGATTTTAGACGAGAATCAGAAAACGCAGCCGATGCAGACGGCGCTACAGGTGCAACACCCACCCACGTTATTCGAAGCCCTGACGGAACAAAGTTTGGACTTAGCCCTATTCCAGATAAAGTATATAAAGTTTATTACACTGCTTGGGGGAAACCTACAAAGCTTGTAGCTCATGATGACCAAGTAGTTTTTCCAGATGCGTTTGTTCCTGTACTTATCGCACGTATACGATACTACTGCTGGCAGTTTAAAGAAAACCCCCAAGCCGCAGCATTCGCATTAGAAGACTACAGAAAAGGTTTAGACTTCATGCGTTCCAATCTTATTGAACCTACCCCCTCATACTTTAAAGACGACAGAGTGAGATTTATTTAATGGCAATGTCACAACCTTTTATAGTGGCTTGTCAAGGCGGTCTCAACACCAACTTCACAGAGCTTGCAATGCTTAGCCAACCGGGACTTGCTACAAAGTTAAAAAACTTTGAGCCTGATCCTGATGGCGGCTATAGACGCATTAAAGGCTATACACCTTACGGGGACACTCGTCCCTTTGGCGGAACAGACACGGCGATCTTAGGCGTTCTAGCTTATGCTGATGGCGTGATTGTAACAGGCGCAAATGATATTAAGTTTTCTAATGACGGCACTAACTGGATAAAAATAAATAAAACCAGTGTTGCTAGTTCAGGAGACAATTATGTCACCTTTAATGGACGCTCTGATTTAAGTCGTGCAGGACAAAAACAAACATCTTTTACATTCTTTGAAGATAATGTAGACTACGGTAAAGTAGTTATCTGCGATGGAGACAATCCCCCTTATTTATTCTATATGACAGGTCTTGGAGCTTTAAGCACTAGAACTTTCTTTGCTCAAACATTAGCAATAACAAGTCATGTAGGGGCTGGAACTCCTGATAATCCTACATGTGCAGTGTATCATAAAACTATGTTAGTTGCCGCAGGGGTTTCATCTGCACCTAACTCAATTGCTTATACAACTTTTGATGCTGACGCTCCAGATGTAACAACCAGTTCTTCTTCTAATGTTATTGCAGTAGACGATGCTGTAGTTGCATTAAAAGCTTTTCGTGAAGATATAATTATATTTTGTAAAAATAGTATACACAGATTGAGAAATGTTCACGATAGTAGCACAATTGCTGTGGTTCCTATCACAAAAAACGTAGGTTGTTTAAGCGCACACAGCATACAAGAGGTTGGGGGAGATTTAGTATTCTTGGCTCCAGATGGGATTAGAACATTAGCAGGGACTGCAAAAATAGGTGACACTGAATTAAGCACAGTAAGTAGAAATATACAATCAATTATTACTCAGCTTACTAGAAATATTGGTAGTAAAGTAATTACAAGTGTGGTGCTTAGAAATAAAAACCAATATAGATTATTTTATTCTACTACAGCTACTTCTAACTTAGACTCAGAAGGCGTTATAGGGACTTTAACTGGTAATGGTTATTCATGGGCGCAAACTGTAGGGATACAGGCTCACGGCGTTGATTCTGCATTTGATAATGATAGAACACAAAACGTATATCATGGAGATCGTAAAGGCTACATTTATAACCACGATGAAGGTAATGCTTTTTATGAAGCTGGTGTAGCCGCCAATATAGAAGCTGAGTACGTTACACCTAGTTTAGATTGTGGTGATCTAGGAACTAAGAAAACTTTCCACTATGTAAAAGTTTCTCTATCTCCAGAAGGCACTGTGTCCCCAACTTTACGTTTAAGATATGACTACGAAGATGTTGACTTACTACAGCCGCCCGATTATATTCTGTCTGACGTACCTGTCCCATCAGCTTTTGGAGCTATAAATTTTGGAGACGGTATATTTGGAGGCACTCGTGACCCCTCTATACGTCAATCAGTCCAAGGAAGTGGAGATGTACTAAACTTAAAATTATCAAGCAATGACCAGAAAGCTCCTTATGCGATCAATGGTTATTATATAAACTACGTGCCAGAAGGCAGGAGATAAACTAATGGCAGGAACTAGCTATACGAGACAAAGCACAATTCAGAATAATGAGACTATTGAAGCTTCGTTGTTTAATAATGAGTTTAATAAACTTTTAAATACTTTTTCATATGTTGGAACATCAGGAGGCACTACAGGCCACAGACATGATGGTACAGCTGCTGAAGGCGGCAACATCTATAAAGTAGGTGACGAAGACTTTTTAAATAAAATTGTAATTGACGGACAGCTTAATGGCGCTAATGGCAATAACCGTATTGGTTTTTTTGTCCAAGTAAGTAGTGCGGCTGTCGAGCAGATCCGTATTCAAGACGGTGTGGTTGTACCTGTAACTGACAGTGATATTGATCTAGGTACAAGCAGTGTTAAATACAAGCACGTTTATGCTGATGACCTTACAGGCACACTAGCTACAGCAGCCCAGACTAACATTACGTCTGTGGGCGCTTTAGGTGGCGGTAGTATTGCTTCTGGTTTTGGAGCTATTGATAACGGATCAAGTACTATAACTACCACAGGTGCTATTAGTGGCGGCACATTAACTGGCACCCTACAAACCGCAGCACAGACTAACATTACATCTGTAGGTGTTCTTACGGGCTTGACTTCAACAGGTAATGTTTTAATCCAAGCAACTGCAAACGATAGTGGAATTCAAGCCACACCAACTCCAATTCTAGAACTATATCAAGTAGATGGCCCAGCAGCTGATGACGGTGATCATCTAGGTGAGATTCAATTTACGGCTTTAAATGATAATGGTTACAGCCCTGCAAAACATAAGTATGCAGGAATACACGCTGAGATTATTGATGAGTCTAATGCTACAGAAGATGGTTCTTTACACTTCACCACTGTTACAGCAGGGACAGAAGATACTACCGTATTAACACTTAACGGTACTGAGTCTACATTCAATACACCATTAACTTTAAAAAGTGTAGATGCAGGTTCTACTGGCCCTAATCTTGATTTATATCATTTGTCTGGAAGTCCTGCTAATAATGATAAATCAGGAACAATAAATTTTTATTCTGATAATGCCAGTAATGAAAAAATTATTTTTGCTAGAATAGAAACAAAATCTACTGATATAACTAATGGAGCAGAACGAGGACAACTTAAATTTACTCTTAGAACTACTGATGGTGCAAATGATTTAACAGGTACTGCAGATGTATTAACTTTAAATGCTGGATCATCTTCAGCAACTCCAGAGGTTCAAATAGAAGATAGTTTAGTTATAAATAGTTATGAAGCAGGTGGTTCTTTTACAGGTGGCCCTAAAATAACACTACGGAGACAAGAACTATTTACAGGTGTTGACAATGATGAATTTAGTGTAATTGCATTTGAAGCATTTAATGATCGAGGACTTAGTAGTGGTGGCCCTGAAAATATAGAATATGCTCACATCCATGCTAAAATACTCGATGCTTCAGATGGCACAGAAGATGGTCAATTAGAGTTTGGTGCAATGACAGCAGGATCACTTGTAGAGCCTGTATTAACTGTAAGTGGCCTAGCAGTAACAGCAACTAAACCTGTAGCTTTCCCTGCTCAAAGTTCTGCGCCTACCTCACCTTCTAATGGTTGGGTATATTATGACACCGACGACCATAAACTAAAAGTGTATGCCAACGGCGCATGGGCTAACTTAAACTAGGGTTACGCCCGTTAAAAAATAAAGGATATTAATTATGCCCGAAGGAATTACAGCAGTTGATGTATTAGCTCGTATGGAAAAACACGAAGCTGAATGTGCTATTAGATGGAAGAATGTTGAAGACCAACTTAGCAGCGGAGGTTTAAAAATGCAACGTCTTGAGTCTAGAATCTATGGGTTTAATATGATATTACTGACAGGAATTATTGCTATATTAACTCAGATAGTTAAATAGATGGTTAAGTTTTATGTGTTAACATCAGGACATTTTGCAGCTCTATTAAGGCACAGTAGTCCTAAATATAGCAACATACCAAAAGAAGATATGGTGATTGTTATAAATAGTTTAGATGAAGATTATATTAAGAAATCTGAAAAGTATTGTAAAGATGTAGGTATTGAATATTACATCACTAAAAGCAACGGAACTCCTGCTAAAGGTAAGAACTCTGTATTAGATTTATTTTTAGCTTCTGATAACGATTACTGCGTCATGATAGACGGGGATGATTTCTTAACTCAGCATGGTGTAGAGTATTATAAAAGTGTTGAAAAGAAAAAAATTATTCCTGATGCTTTGTGTTTAAAAGATGGTTTAATTATAAAAACTATAGACGGCAAAGATAAACTTTTTACTATTAAAAAAGAAACACATCATGTATCTGTTGAAGAGTTATATAGAAGATACAGTTTAATAGGAGGGGTTGAACACGAACAAGCTTTAGAACTAGCTAACTCTATGTCAAAGCTGGTAGACACACAAAAATATTTAGAGCTTAACCAAACTTTTAATCGTGTTACATGGCTAAGCAAAAAAGCAGCTCAGTTTAAGTTTGATGAAGATGTCGTTATTTCAGAAGATACTTTACATTTTTTAACTTTAAAAGATCAAGCAATTAAAAATAAATTAAAAGTTTATACTTTATACGAAAACCCTGCAACTTATATTTATGATAATAGAAATGAAAGTACAGTGTTTAAATATTCAAAAAATGAAACAGACTTATCTTGGGTACACACCTTTAAAAACAAATTAGACATTATGGAGAAAGAAGATAAGCTACACTCAAATGTTTATTTAAAAGAATATAGGTTTATATAATGACAAGCATATTAAAAGCTTTAAAACGGTTAGAGGAAAAAAGAACAAAAGTACCTCGCCTAGCTTTTATGTCAGGTGGCCCAGGTGTACTGACGGGTGTCGATCTACAAGATTATTGGGCAAAGCAGCAAGTAGCGGGTATGACAAAAGCCCAAAGAGTTGCACGAATAGCTGATCTATACACACAAAGTATAGGTGGCGCAAAGCCCACTATGCAAAGTTTAGTAGACTTTATGGTAGGCGGAGGATTCCACTACAATGAAAGGAGTGGTGATTTTTTAGCTTCGGGATATTTTAACGAGGCAGGTACAGGGTATCATCCTGCGTTATCAAACCAGCTAACCAGTATGTATGGCAACTATAGTTCGACAACCTTTCAAGCTCCTAGTACACAGCAATTTCAAGGCGTTAACGAATCAAACCCTTCAGAAGTTCTTGACGGCTTGTCAGGGAATTTAAGTACTAGCGATCCTAGTTCTTATACTGGTATTCAAGAAGTTATTGTTACTGCTAATGCAGCATATATAACAAATAATCAGCTTGACATCGGCGATGTAGCATCACTTACAGGTTACGTTGGCGGAAGATTTACACCTTTTAATCCGACAACAGGTGAAGGTGGAGTTCTTTCAGCATTAGGGATGACGCTGAATTATATTCCTTCGGGCATGGAGGATACGGTAAGGCTAGGCCCCGGCGATGTAGCCATGGCGACCCGTGTTTTTGAGTGGATCACCCGAGAGCCGGTGGGCGGCAGTGGTCGTGGCGGTCGCCAGATGAAACCCGGTTATGTAATCAACGATGACGGGACTTACTCTAGTGTTGGATCACCCAACATGAGATATGATTTATTTACTGGCGCTGTTATTGGCTCTGCAATTCAAGAATATATAACATATACAAATAGGCCGGTTGATCTACCACCCCCAATTTATACTATACCAGAGGGGGTAAGTGGATCAGGTGCAGGTACTGGGGGAATACCTTCTCCTTATACCTATGATCCAAATGCAGCGCCTACAACCAACGGGCCTAGAAAAAACCCTACTCCCGGAACTGGCGGTGATGATGATGATGATGAGACTGTTGATAGCGGAATTGATTATAGTGACCCTTCACTTAGAGATTATGAAACAAGCGGGACTGGCGCTCACAGCCCGATGGAAGAAGTTGTGGTTACTGCCGAGCCGCCCGAAGGCTATATTCCTAGCAAGTCGGGGGCGGGTTGGAGCGAAACAATTTCTCCTTATACCTATGACCCAAGCAAAACTGGTACGTGGTCAGCAGACGGAGATTTCGTACCTTATAATCCCGGAGATCCCGGAAATACCGATAGCGGCGGTGGTGGTGGCGGAGAAGACGGAGAAGACGGAGAAGACGGAGAAGGCGGAGAAGGCGGAGAAGAAACTGGTGAAGGTGGTGGAGAAGGCGGTG